AGACTTTTCGCAGCTAATTGCTAACTACGCACATCATTTAAGATGGAACCGTACGATGAGTACGAACAGGCCTGGGCCGAATCCCAGAACCTAAGCTCTGACGAGCTACTAGACCTCCGACAAGAGGACGTAAATTTCTCACTTGATTTAAGTGAAGCAACCTATCGAATGCCATTCGACATAATGGACGAAAACGTCCGATCCATGGATATCACCATGGAGGACTTCCCGCCATGGGAAGTATTCCGCGAACTTTTTGGCTCGCATAAACGAGTCATTTTAATGGACAAGTTAGTTGAAAAGGGCTTCTGGACAGGAGCCGATATCATTGAGAGCCGTCAAGGCTCTTTTATGGGTGATGGAATGTCTTTCATACACCTTACACTTCTGCTTGGTGGCCTCACTCGAGGTGCATCACAGATGTCAGATTTGGCCCGACCATTGGGTCAATCAGTGGGTGACGATTTGTTCATCCTAAAAACACAGCTTAAATTCTGTATAAATTTTATGCGGCTCGCTCGAGCCTGCAATTGCGAATTCTCGAAGATCAATTCGATCTCGAGAGACGCTGCTACATTCTGTGAACAATGGATGGCTATGGTGTCTGATCTAGACACAATCAAGGACCTTGATGCATTCAAGGACTCAATATTCGGCGACACCGCCTTCATCGACTGCATAAAGGGATCTACCCTAGCAGGAAAGTCGAAAGTTAAATCCGACAAAAGTGACCCTTTCATAGGTCACGCAACACTTCTAACCAAACAGGTGAAGTGGAACCCCTTTACAACCATAAAGGAAAGGGCACCCATATTCCTATGGTGCCGCAACTACCGACAGGCAGTTGGAATAGGCATAAAGTTTGCCTCATTGCCCACCCAACTAGGTGGTATGGAGATTGCTATTGGCAACTCTTATGAGTATAACGATGACTCATTTCAGGAAGAACTACTTCCTTATTCCGAGAGGATACTCGAATTGACGCAGATTGAATTTCTGCAATACTACCTCTTACTTCGAGGTATCTTTAAAGCGAATCCGAAAGGATTCTCATATGAAAATAACTGGGCGAAAATCCAGCTAATAGTAAACGATTGTAACATCGTCACACAGGAATCTGTCACAAAACAGATTCCGGACCATATCCT